GTACGAATTTGTCGCGTCCGTTGCTCAGTATCATCAAATTGCCAATCCTTTGATACTGCCTATTTCCGGCTCAACTTTCCGAAGCCCTAAAACCACTGAGTCCAAGCCAGACAGGGAGGTTAACCTGGGGCCGCTGCTACATGGGCTTCACCCGGTCGTGCCAGATAACGGCTGGCACAACACCATTGCGGCTTTTCGGAAAAGATGTAATTATTTTAATGCCGGTAGGGCAACACCTTACATAATTCACAGCGCCCACTCATTTGTGAAAGAAGTATGCCCTAAGCAACTTAAACAGTTCGAATGGTCCGAGGGGCTTTTCGAGGCATGGGTTAGCAAGTTCGAGATTGAAAAGCAGGAGAGGATGCGCAAGGCCCTCCGCGAACTCCCAAATGCCAAGCTCAAGGACTACACGTCCAAGGAAATCTTCGTCAAGACTGAGGCGCTTCTGGTAGGCCACAAGCCTAACTGGGCGCCTCGCGTCATATTCAAGGGAACTGATCTGTACAATGCAATCTCCGGGCCCGTCATGAACGAGTTGATGAGCAGGTTTAATATCTGCCTCAATGGCATGCAAGGGGATTGGCAGTTCCGCACAAGTTACAAAAAGACGCCAGAGGAGTACATTCCGCATGTTGAAAAACGCGAGGACAAGGAATATTGGGTAGAAGCGGATTTCTCCAGCAATGACAAGTTTCAGTGTGCCGACGTGATTCTGCTTGAAGCATCAATGATGCGCGTACTTGGTTGCCCCGAATGGTTCGTTAGGCTCCATTTGAAGTCGAACGTTTTTGACGTTCGCAACCACAAGTACGGCATCAAGACAAGGCTCGAGAATCAGTTGCCCACCGGGGCCACAGACACCACGTTTCGCAACACGTTTTGGAACGGTTGCATTTTGTGGGCTGTTTGCTCCAAGCTGAAGATCCGCAAAGTACGAGCGCTACTCATGGGGGACGACATGATTGCCTGCGTGCTCGGGGAAAGTCACTATTTGGCTAAAGTGTATGCTTCAGTTGCTGCTGAGGCTATGATGGAAGCCGTAGTATTCCGCCGAGACTGTTTGTATCAGGGCACTTTTCTTAGCAAACTGTTCATTCCCAGCCGCTTGGGTTACCACCTTGCTTTGCCCCTTCTGGGCAAGGCGCTTGGTCGGTTCAACGCAAGAGCAAACAAGAACAGTGCTGTCACTGACGAGGGCTACATGCTGGGCAAGGCCGTCGGGTACGCCTATGAGTTTCGTTACTACCCTACGTTGAGGGACGTGTTCATGCGTCGAGCAACCATGGAGGCTGAGTATGTCAAGGACCAACGCCAGGTTGGTTCCGACACGATATCCTGGAATTCAAGGACTGCGGGTGTTACACTCAAAAACATCACTTCTAAGATCAATCAACACGCACGTGGGGATAAGGTTTTGTCAGATGATGATTTCACCGCATTTTGTTGGGAAAGATATCAGTTACTCGGTTATGAAGTGGTTTCAATGTTCGAGCAGGTAATATGTGACCGCAACGGCCAGCACGATGTGACCGGGATCGTGGTAGAGAAACTTGCACAGGACTTTGTGTAGGTTGCCCCAGCTGCCTGGCTGACTTGGGCAACCGGTTTCCGAACCGTAATCCCGCGACATGAGTTTGTTCTCAAAAAAAAAAAAAAAAAAAAACACGCCGCCCACAC